GCAGCGCCCCGAGGGCCCACCGCGCCGACGCGCCCGACGTCTGCGGCGCCTGCCACCGCGGGCCGTTCCGCTTCCTGCGCCGCGGCCTCTGCCGGTCCTGCTACCGGACGCTGGACCTGATCGGCGCGGACTCGCACCCGGACCTGCGCGGGGAGAAGAGCCCCGAGGGCCTCACCCGCCGCGACCTCGTGCGCCTCTGGCGGTCCGAGCTCCCGGACGCCGTCGACGCCGTGCTCCGCGAGGTCTTCGCTGAACCGCGCCCCACCCCGCGCGACGCGCTCACCCGCGCGCTCGACGCCCCCGTGACCGCGCCCGACGCGGCGCAGGAGACCGACCGATGAATGGCAAGCCTTCCAGGGGCGGGCGCCCACAGGGCACGGGGTCGCAGGCAGAGCGCGTGCTGCGGCTGCTCGTCGACCTCGACGCGCGAGCGTGGTCGCTCGACGACCTCGCGGCGAAGCACGGGGTCACCACGCGCACGGTCCGCCGCGACCTCGCGGTGGTCGGGCGGGTGTACCGGCTCGCCCGGACCGAGACGCCCGGCGGCGGGGCGACCTTCGCGCTGGAGGCCGGGTGATGGGCGCGCGGGAGGAGATCGCGCGGCTGTGGGCCGCGATGCACGGGAGCCGGGAGCACTGCGTGGTCGTCCACGTCGGCAAGCGGCGCGTGGACCTCGCGCGGGAGACCGGGTCGGTGATCGTGGCGGCGCCGCTGACCGAGGCGGAGGTCAGCGCCTACACGCTGGACGACGCGCTGCGCGCCTACGGGGCCGACGAGTCCAGCGCCCTCGCCGCGCTGCTGGGCCTCGTGCGCCTGCGGGCGCGGATGCGGCGGGACGAGATCGACGCGGCGCTCGCCGCGGGAGGTGCGTGATGGGCGCGCAGTGGAACCCCTATTTCGCCGCGCATGCGCGCTCGAAGGGGCTGACGCCCGAGGCGCTGGTGGCCGACGGGCGCCCCGCGGCGGTGCGGAACGTCGAGTTCATCGGGTGGATCCATCGCCAGTGGGCGACATGGGCGCGCACCGCCGGCCATCGCAGCGCAGAGGACGCGCGGCGGCTGACGCCCGACGCTGCCGCGCTGTTCGGTGCGTGGCTCGATAGGACGTGGCCGTGACGGGCACCCGCCTCCCGGTGCTCCCCGCGGGGGACGTCGCCGCGCCGGCGGACCGCTTCCGCTGCGCCGCGTACCGCTGCGATCTCACCGCGCGGTCGTGCCTCGCGCGGCAGGCGTCGGCGCTGGACCGGCGCCCCCAGCACCCGACGGCGGGGGAGCGGCTCTACGCGCTCTCCTGCGTCGGCTGTGCAGTCGGCGCGGACATCGCCGCGCAGGTCGCGGAGCACGCCGCCCGGGTCGAGAGCGACCGGGAGGTGGTCCTCCGCGCCGTCGAGAGCCGCGCCGCGTGGGTCTCCGACGTGCGCCGCTGGGTCGCCCGGGAGGCGCTCACACGGGAGCCGGTGGCCGTCGCCGCGCCGGAGCCCACGAGCCCTCCGCGCCGCCCGCAGGTGCGCCCCGCGGCGCGCCGGGTCGTGCGCAGGGAGCCCGCGGTGCAGGTGCACCCGGTCCGCGCGCTGGTGGACTACCTCGCCCGGAGGGCCTCGCGGTGACCCTCGACCTGCGGCTCTCGACGAAGCCCCGCGCGGGCGTCACCGCGGGGTGGGATGAGCCCGGCCGCGAGGGCTGGGTCGACGTCTGGTGCGACGACCACGACGACCGCGAGGCCGCGGCGCTCGCGGCCATCGTCGCCGCGCGCCCGTGGGCGCACAGGGACACCGACACCACGGGGCGCAGTCAGCTCCGGGTGGCGCAGCCGTCAGCAGGGACCGTGGTGCGGCACGTCCGCGCCGCACGCGACGCAGCCGCGGAGACGCTGCGGGGGCGCGGCTACTCGCTGCGCGGGAGGTCGGGCACGTGAGCGCCCGCACCCTTGTCGCGGAGGTGCTCCACACCGTGCCGCTGCACCCCGTCCAGCCGTGGCAGGTCGCCGCCCTCGTCGCGTGGCAGCTCGGAGGACCGGGCGCCACCGTGCGCCGGCTGCACCGCGCCGCGGAGCGCCTCGCCCGTACGATCCCGTCGCACCCGGCGACGATGGCCGAGACGCAGCGCCGGGCGGAGCGCGTGCTCGACGGCGTCGCCGCCCTCGATGGGCCCGACCGGCTGCCGGTGGTCTTCCGCGTGCTGCGCGACCTGCTCGACGACGTGGAGGAGGCGCAGGAGCTCGACGAGGTCCTCGCGGACGGGGCACGGCACCACAAGGTCGCGGCCCTCACGGCGGCGCAGCGGGAGCACGCGGCGCGCATCCTCGCGGGGGCGACGGCGTGAGTCCGAAGCCGAGGGCCCCGGTGGGGCGGAGCAACGGGACGTCCGACCCGCGCGAGGAGGTCAGGAAGTCGGGAGAATGTCAAGATGCGCAGGTCATAATCGACCGCGCAGGCGTTCCCGGCAAATCCCCCAGCGCCCACGTGAGGCTCAAGCCGCACCGGGCGGTGTTCGTTGCGAACGCGGCGGGCCCCGCGTCCGAGTGCGTGGAGGGGCTCGTCCCGGGCGCCCGCATCGTCGGGGTGACGAAGGGGCAGTTCGGGTTGACGGAGCTCCTCGGCGCGGTCCTGCGCCGAGTCGTCCCGGAGCACGGCCCGGCCGACGTGATGGGCTGGGCGTGGTCCATGGCGCCCGACGACGCCCGGATGATCGCGGCCATGCGTGCGGACGACCTGATCCGCGACCTCGTGGTGATCTTCGACCGGAGTTTCCCCACGCGGCACCCGGAGTGGGTGCCGTTGCTCCGGGAGAGCCTGGGGCACGCGATCTACGCGACGAACAACCACGCGAAGGTGGTGCTCGTGCGCTCGGGCGCGCTGCGGCTGGTGATCCAGTCGTCCATGAATTTCAACATCAACCGCCGCTTCGAGCACTTCAGCGTGGAGGACGAACCCGAGCTCTTCGCCCACTGGGAGGAGCTGACGCGGTGGATGGTGGCGCATACCCCCGCGGGGCTCGAGGCGATCGTCGGCGCGCAGTATCACGAGGGGTTCAAGGCGGCGCTCGGGGGCGGGCTCGCGGACGGCGGGCTACCGGCGGCGCCCTCGACGGACCTCGACGACATGCTGGCGGCGCTGGACGACGGAGGCGCGGGGGTCCCGGACCTCGACGCGCTGCTGGAGGGACTATGAGCGAACATGAGAAGCGAGTGCGGACCGCGCTCGAGGTCATGACAGTGGATCTGCGCGGGAGGACATGGCGCCTCGACGCGGTGGCGTGCCAGAAGTTCGTCGCGCTGCTGCGCGCGGGCAACTACCCGAAGCCCGCCGCGGAAGCGTGCGGGGTGTCGCCGCAGGCCGTAGGGCGGTGGCGCAAGCGCGGGGAACTGCTGCGGCTGAAGGGCGTGCTCCCCGCGCTCCCCCCGGTCTCGAAGCGCGGGGCGCTCAACAACCTCGGGCGCGTGCTCTCGTGCATCGCGGCGCCGAAGGAAGACCCGGAGCTGTGGCTGATCGGCTTCGCGGAGGCCTGCCGCGAGGCGGAAGCCGAGGCAGAGGCCGGTCTCGTCGTCGGCATCCGCAAGGCGGCGGCGGAGCGGCCCGAGCTCGCGGTCAAGTTGCTCGAGCGGCGGTATCCGGAGCGGTGGAGCTCGAAGCCGCAGGGCCCCGCGGTGCAGGTCACCACGGGCAACGTCTGTGCGCTGACGATCTACGCGCCACCCGAGGTCGAGCCCTAGAAGAGCGACGGCTGACGGGGGGCGCGGCCCGCGGCCTTGAACGGCCGGGCGCGGTCGGAGAGCTCGGACGCGATGACGACGTCGCCCGGGCCGAGGAGTTCGGTCCGCCGGCACGCCGGCGCGGCCGTGCGCTGGAGGTAGTACACGATGCGCGCCTCCTCCTCGTCGTCGCCCTCGTAGGCCACGCGCCAGGAGCCCGCGGCGGTGGTCTGCCGGACGGCGAACATCAGGCGCTCTCCGCCGCGCGTGCGGGCTCCTCGGATGCGTCGGGGTCGTGCTCGATGGCGTCAATCCACGCATCGCGGCGTGCGTCGCACACGGCGGCGAAGTCGGGGTCGGTGCGGAGGGTCTCGTCGGTGTCCATGGTCGGCTGTCCTCGTGGTGGGGTCGGTGACCCGCGACGCCCTCCCGCACGGAGAGAGCGTCGCGGGGCGCCGCGCGCCCGGTGCGGTCAGGCTGCGGCGCGGGCGGGGACGACGCGGGTCCCGTTGGGCCCGGTGATCTGCGCCCCGGGCGGGAGCGCGGAGACAAGGGCGCCCCAGAGGGCGCCGCGGGCGCGGGCGGGGACGACGTTGACCTTCCGCGCGCCGTCGAACCACCGGCCGGGGACGCCGCGCAGGGCGGTCACCACGGCGGCGAAGGTCTCGCGGTCGAGGTCCGCGACGGTGACGGCGTAGCGGTCGCCCTCGGCGGTCACGGTCACGGTGGGGACGCGGACCTCAAGGTGCGCGCGGATCGCGGCCGCGACGCCCGCGAAGCCGAGGAGCTCGAGGGCGCCGAGGAGAACGGGGACCGTCGGCGCGCTCTGGTCCGCGGCGATGCGGTGCACCACGGCGTTCGCCGCGCGGCGCGCGTCGTTGGTGACCGCGAGGCCGCAGCCCGCGAGCAGCGGGAGCGCGCGGGCCCAGTCGGCCCCCGTGCCCTCGCCGTCGAGCCCGGCGCGCTCGCGGCAGACCGGGCCCATGCCGATCTCGACGGAGGCGGCGTCGAGGAGGGGGCGCCCGCAGGCGGCGCAGCGGGTCGCGACGAGGGAGGTGGCCGGGGCGCTGGTGTAGTCCGTCGGGTTCATGCCCTGAGTCATTGCATGCACGGTGCCAATCGCGTGCGCCTCGCATCGCCCAATGATTACGGGGGTTGCGGAGTCTGCGCGCGGCGCGACTGACAAAACACGTCACCACGCACCGACAATATTTGTCACCGCGCATGGTGTCCCGTGGAATCAGCGGGTTGCGAGAGACCGCCGAAACGGGCCACTGACAAAAAGCGTCACCGCGTCTCGTGGTCGACGGCGCCGTAACCCCCGGAAACATGGGCCTACGCAACGCGCCTAGCCATGGCACCTTGCATGCATTGTCACCATGCATGGCAACGCTGGCACTCAAGGCGCTCACGACCTCCGGCCGCTCCCCCCTCCACGGCGATCTCGCGTGGGACCTTCCGGTCCGCGAGGCCGACGGGAGCTGGACCCCGGGTGCGTGGCAGCGCGTGTCGGGGCGCATCGAGTATCGCGCCAACGGGCTGCACGTCTGCGGCTGCGACCAACTCAAGTATTGGCGCGGGCTCTGCTCCCGCCTCCGCCCGGGGATGCGGACGCGCGTCTGGGTGGTCGAGGTCGAGGGCCAGGTCTCCATCGGCGCGCACGGCTTCGCGGCGCGTCGGGTCCGGCTGGTGCGCCCCTGGGACGGGCGCGAGGAGGTCTGAGATGGTGACGCCGTCGTGCGCCGTGCTAGGGTCTGTCACCATGGACGGACCCGCGACTCCCCCCTGGCGCCTCCGGGCGTTTCGTGCCGTGACCGCCGCTGCCGGCTTCGACGACGCCGCGGCGCGGCGGCTGTTCCTCGACGCCCTCGCCGCCGCGGACGCGCTCCCGACGGTCGATGCCGCAGCGGAGGCGCTGGGCGTCTCGAAGCGGACGCTCCAGCGCGCCCGGGGCTGGCTCGAGGACTACGACCCCGACGCCTTCGCGACGCTGCGCACCCGGGCGCCCGACCCGAAGGCCGCGGCGCTCGCGCGCTGGGGCAAGGGTCGCGAGGGCGCGTGAGCTCGTCCCCGCCGGAGCGGAGCACCCCGACGGAGTGGGTCCCGCTGCCGATGCAGCGGCGTGCACTCGCCTGCGGCGCCTACGAGCTCTTCCTGGGCGGCGCGGCGGGCCCGGGGAAGTCCGAGTACCTCGTCGTCGCGCCGCTGCGCTGGGTGGGACATCCCGCGTTCCGCGCGATCATCTTCCGCCGGACGTTCGCGGAGCTCGAGCGGACCCTCATCCCGAAGTCGGCCGCGTTCTACAAGCCGCTCGGCGCGGTCTACTCGTCGGATCACCACCGGTGGCGGTTCCCCACGGGCGCCGAGGTCGAGTTCGCGTACCTCGAGCGGGACGCGGACGTGCACCGGTATCAGGGTGCGGAGTACAGCTTCGCGGGCTTCGACGAGCTCCCGCACTTCACGGAGTACGTGTACCGGTACATGACCTCGCGCCTGCGCAACACGGTCGGCCTCCCGATCCGGCTGCGCGCGACGGGCAACCCTGACGGGCCGTACCTCGAGTGGGTGCGCGCGCGCTTCGCGCCGTGGATCGACGGCAAGGTGCCTGACGGGGAGGCGCGGTGGTTCGACCCCGAGGGCCGCGAGGTCCCGAAGGGCACCCCCGACGCGCTCTCGCGCTCGTACATCCGCGGGCGCCTGAGTGAGAACCCCTACGCCGGCGAGACGTACCGGTCGCGGCTGATGGCGCTGGACCCCGTCACCCGGGCGAAGCTCCTGGACGGCGATTGGGACGCATGCGCGGGCGATGGGTCGCTGTTCCATCGCTCGTGGTGGCACATGCTCGACGCGGTCCCTGACGACGTCGAGGCGAGCATCCGCGCGTGGGACCTCGGCGCGACGACGGACGGCGACCCGTCGCGCGGGGTGCTGCTGCACCGTCGTCCCGCGGGCGCCGTCCCGCGCTGGGTCGTGGCCGACGTCGTCACGGTGCGGGGGCCCCCGCACGAGGTTGACGCGGAGATCAAGCGCACGGCGGCGCAGGATGGGCGCCGCGTACCGGTCGTGCTGCCGCAGGACCCCGGGCAAGCCGGGATCGATCAGGTGCAGCGCTACCAGCGCGACCTCGCCGGGTGGCGGGTGATCCCGCGTCGCCCCGTCGGCGACAAGGTGTCGCGCGCGGGCGGGTGGTCGTCGCAGGTCGGCGCGCGGAACGCAGGCCTCGTGCGCGGGCCCTGGGTCGCGGGCTTCGTCGCGGAGCACCATGCCTTCCCGCTGGGCCCGCACGACGATCAGGTGGACGCAGCGGCCGACGCCTTCGCAGAGCTCGCGGACACGGGGTATGCGTCGAAGCTTCGCGCGGCGATGGACAAGGCTGCGCCCCCGCGCGGGCGCTGAGGGCGTGCGCCTCGCGCGGCTCTGTCGCATCATGG